GACATTGAAGCTTCTATCCAGCCCATTAGCGGCCGCGATCTCCAATATCTCGCCGAAGGGGAGCACGGCAACGAAGTTAAGATCCTATACACGGCCACGCCGCTATTGACGCGCACCCCTACTACCTCGCCGGATAAAGTCACAATCGACGGGGAAGATTACGAGGTGTTCAAAGTCGAAAAGTGGCAGCACTTCGGCATCGCGGCAAACGAAGATCACTTTCAGGTTTTCGCCTCTAGGATTACCCTCCCATGATTCCCTGGACTACCATCGAGGACGCTTTCTCCGCGTGGATCCGCGCGGCTACGGGCTTGCCCGATGCCCGGGTAGTGTGGGCTCAACAAGCCATGCCGCGCCCGGCCGCGCCATACATCACGATGCGTATCACTAGCTTGCGCCGCATCGGCCAAGATTGGCTCCAAGTTTTTGACAATCCGGCCCCAACACCCGGCAACGAGATCATCCATAGTTCGCTCGGGCAGCGCGAAGGTACTATCACCCTGCAAGCTTTTGGGCCGGCCGCAACGGGCGCTAGCTCGCCCGCCGCGCTCTTGCAAGCCGCGGTGGCCGGGGCCAACCTGCAATCGCGCCGCGATGCGCTAAACACGGCCGGGATAGGGCTGGCCGGCTTCGGCCCGGTACAATCGATTGATGGTACGCTCGGCTCATCGGTATTCGAGCCGCGCGCCATTGTGGAAGCCCGCTTTTTCCTCGCGGAAGAAACGCAGGAAACCGGCACTTTCATTGAATTCGTGGAGTTAGAGAACTTGACCGCGGGGCAAAGTACTTATGTCCCGGAGGATCCCGACCCATAGCCGATTTACCGCCCTAGAGGTAAACTAAACACGAGGACCAATGGCTCTTTCTGATCATGTAAGCCTAACTATTTCGCAGGATTCATTAGGCGTTGCTCGCGCCGGCTTCGGCGTGCCGCTGATCCTTTCTGCGAATGCCGCATTCCCCGAGCGGATTCGGTTCTATAACGATCTCGCCGGTATAACGGATGATGGCTTCACCACCGATTCCCCGGAATACCTTGCGGCGCGAGCGATGCTTTCGCAGCAACCGCACCCCGAGCGGATCGCGATCGGCCGTGCGGCGAACAAACCGACTCAGGTCTACACCCTGAGTGTGGCAACGGTACGAAACTCGCATACCTACGAGATCGAAGTTAAAGGCGAAGGCGTGACGGCTACCACGGCTTCTTATACTTCCGATGCTTCGGCAACGGATGGCGAGATCGTGGTAGGGCTTGTGGCCGCGCTTAACGCGGTTGTGGGTAACAACTACATCGCCGCGGGCGCCACTAGCCCATTCACCGTTACGGGGGATGCGGCCGGTGAGTGGTTCTCCTTGAAAGTCAACGCGGCCGACCTTGAGATCGCCCAAACCCACGCCGATCCGGGCGGGGGCGGTGTGGCCGCGGACCTTGCCGCGATCAGTCTGGAAAATGACGATTGGTACATGCTTTGTACGCTGTACAATAGCGAAGATTATGTTATCGCGGCGGCCGACTACATCGAAGCCGTCAAGAAAATGTACATCCCGGATGTTAACGAAACCGACGCGATCACCACGGCGGCCGGCAACGGGGATACCTTGGACGAGCTAGCCACCGCGAACTACGCGCGCACGGCCGGCATGTACCACCAAGAGCCGGCCGAAATGGCGGCCGCGGCTTGGATGGGGCGGGTGCTTCCGCTCGAGCCGGGGAGCGAAACTTGGAAGTTCAAGACGCTGGCCGGCCTGGATCCAACTTCACTCACTACCACGCAACGCACCAACCTGGTGAATCGCTCGGCGAATTTCTATCAGACCGTTGCGGGCGTGGCGATCACCCAAGAGGGTACTACCTCCGATGGTGACTTTATCGATGTGCAGCGCTTCATCGATTGGCTTGAGGATGATATGTCCAAGGCCGTGTTTGAAGCGCTAGCGGGCGCCGACAAAGTACCGTATACGGATGCGGGCGTAGCCATTATCGAGGCCGAAGTACGAGGCTCGCTTCGCCGGGGCATCAACCGCGGCGGGCTCGCCGAGGATCCGGCCCCCGTTGTGACGGTCCCGCTCGTGGCCGATGTGGCCACGGCCGATAAAGCACTCCGGCTTTTGCCGGATGTGAAATTCTCCGCAACCCTGGCGGGTGCGGTTCACAAGGTGACCATCACTGGCGTGGTTTCGGTTTAAGGAGTAGGCGATGGCTTTGTTTCATAATTACGATCCGCAACGAGTGGTTGGCTCCTTCCGCGGGATTCCGTTTCTTGCCTATATGGATGGCACGTTCCTTAGCGTAGCTCGCACCGAAGATGCGTTTACTCCCCAAGTCGGCGCAACTGGCGATGTTACCCGCGTGCGTAGCCGCGATCGCAGCGGCACCGTGACGCTTACGCTGCAAGCGGCCTCGCCGAGCAACACCCTACTATCGGCCGTGGCCGTGGAAGATGAATTGTTTGGCACGGGCTTCGGCCCGCTCATGATCAAAGATTTGAACGGCGATACGCTCGTTCAAGCCGAAGTTGCATGGATTCAGAAGTTGCCCGATACCGAGTTCTCGGATGAGGCATCCGGCCGCGAGTGGGTTTTCGCTTGCGCCGAACTATTCATGCACGTTGGTAGTGGTACGATCCTATAACCGGCCCTGAGGAGGGTACATGACGAAACCAAAAATGGAATCCCGGGATGTGTACGGGATACAAGTGACTTGCGCCCAACTTCCGCCAATGGAAGCACTCCCCTTGCTCGCTCAAATCGGCGGGATTGTAGGCCCGATTATATCGAGCCTTGAAGGCGTGAATATGAGCGATGATGTGTCGGCCTTGGCCCCGGCCTTCGGCGCGCTTTCGGCGCGGTTGAAGCCGGAGGAATTCAAGGCGATCGCCCGCGCGCTCCTTAGTTCCGCGGCGGCTACCGTCGATAACAAGCAAATCCCCCTGAACACCGATGAGCGGATCAATCTGGCATTTGCCGGGAATCCCAAGGCGATGTTTGGCGCGATGCGCTTTGCATTCGAGGTAAATTACGCCGGTTTTTTCGAAGGGCTCGGCGACTCCAAGGCCGAGCCAAGCCAAAAGGAGAATCGTTAGATTTACCGCCGCATCTCAACGAGACGTGGCCGGTTTGGCGGTTATGGCGCGAGGGCCTGCTACCTATGACTGATTTCGACAAAGTGACGCTTGACTACGTGCTCGATGCCAACGAGGTACTCGATGCGTGGGAAGCCGCTGCGCCGAAGCCGAAAGGTAGTAGCCGCTAGTGCAGATCGCCGATCTATTCGCGAAGCTATCCCTTCGCCCCGATAAAGGCTCTTTCAATGCCGGGAAGAAACTCCTTAGCGGTATTAAGACTGCTATCGGAGCGATCGCCGTATTCCAAGGAGTAAAGTTCTTTGGCGGGATCATCGCGGACACAATCAAGCTTGGCGATGAAATGGGCGCGCTTGCCGAGCAAACTGGCATCGGCATCGTTGCGCTGCAAGAGCTAAAGTTCGCGGCCGATCAATCCGATGTTGAATTCGATCAACTAACGAATGGTCTGAAGTTCCTTTCAAAGAATTCACTCGCGGCCGCGGATGGCAACGAGGAGATGCGCAAAAAGTTCAAGAAACTTGGCGTGCCCCTCAAGAATGCAAACGGCCAGCTCAAAACATCGGAGGAGTTACTCCTTGATCTAGCGGATGCCTTCCAAGAAATCCCGGAGGCGCAGCGCGGCGCCCGCGCCATGGAAGTGCTCGGCAAGAGCGGCGCAACCCTAGTACCGCTCTTGAATCGCGGCAAGGAAGGCATCAAAACCCTTCGCGAAGAGGCGCAGCGACTCGGCGGAATCATCAATGAAGATGATGCGCGGCGACTTGGCGATCTCGATAATGCCTTTAAGAAAATCAAGCAACAAGGCAAGGGGCTCTTACAAGTATTCGGCCTCGCGCTACTCCCCTTTCTTGAGGATATCGTCCTAGTAGTCGGGAAGTGGCTTAGCAAGAATAAGGAGATCATCTCAGGCGGGATCAGGAAATTTATCGATGGTTTGGTTACGGTTATCGGGGTGCTGATTGATCAGTTCATCAAGATACGCGACGTATTCCAACATCTCAGTGACGAAGGCGCTGATTTTGGAATGGTCGCGAGCGGAGTATTTGACGCAATACTGTTTGTAATAAAAGCCATCGGCACGGGTATTGAATTAGTTATTTTAGGGCTTCAGGCTTGGGGCGAGGCTATGGGCACGATATTAGGTGCAGCCGTAGTCTTTCTGATGAACCGATGGGAGGATCTGAAAAGTGCAATCAGCGCCATAGTCGATTTTGTAACAGGTATCTGGTCTACATTTTTTGACTGGATCAACGAAAAAATAAACGCGGTACTTGATCGCTTCCGCGAGATCCGCGATGCACCCGGCGCGTTCCTAGACTTCATCACGGGTGATGTAGAATCTGAGGCCGTGCAAAACATGGCGCAGCGCGACAAGGAACGGGCTGCGCGCTTCGCCGCGATGCGAGCCGCTAACGCCCAAACCGCGGTACGCCCGGCCGGGGTGCCAGGACAATCGACTAGCACGAGCACGGTGAATGCCAACATCGTTGTAAATGCGCCGCAAGCGGATCCCAAGGCCGTGGCGCAAGAGGTAAAGCGCCAGCTCGATGAGACTTGGCGCGCGGCGGAACCGGCTTTGCAATGAGCATATTTATCAACGGTTTTCTGATCGATGCGACGGTTTCGGAAACCCACGAGTTTAGCTCCGAGGTAACCGAGCACCCGGTAGAGAATGGCGCCGATGTGACGGATAATGTCCGCGCCCGGCCCATCCGCATCACCATGGATTGCGTGGTTAGCGACACGCCGATCGGCTTCGTGCGAGATGTTCGCGGGGAGAATGCACTCCCCTCGGATGATGCCTACGCGCTTCTGATCGACTTGCGGGATAGCCGCGAGCCCGTGGATATTGAGACTTCGCTTCGCACCTTTGAAAACATGGTGCTCGAATCCTTGTCGATCCCGCGCTCGCCGCAAAACGGTGATGCGCTGCGATTCACGGCCTCTTTTGTACAAATTCAGCTCGTTACCAACGCACGCACCACGGTTAGAACGGCCGCGCCACGGGGCCAGAAGGCGCGCAATTTGGGTAACAAGCCCGTGGTGACTCAACCCACGCCGAGCCCGACCGTGCAAACCAGCGCAGGCAAATCGCTAGATCGGTTGCTCAATGGCTAGCCAAATTCCATTCGTTCCATCGATCCCGCTCTATCGCTTCGGCACGTCGATCGGCGGAGTGCAGTACATCATCGATGTTCACTGGAACGGCCGCGAAGAGAAATGGTATATGGATCTCCTTACCGATGATGAGGTAGTGATCCGCTACGGGATCCCGCTTGTGCTTGGGGCTTTTCTTGGCCACGGAGATAGCGATCCCAACTGGCCCGATGGTTTCTTCTATGCGATCGATCTATCCAATGCGGGTGTGGATGCCGGCTTCGCCGATCTAGGCTCGCGTGTAGTGGTCTACCACCTAACCGCCGCGGAGTTGGAAAGCTTTGGGGGCTAGGCTATTTAATCGTGGGGCGAAGCTAACGCTTACCACTCCGGCCGGCCCGAGTAACCAGATTGAGATCACTGGTATGCGGGTGGCTTTCTCGTTGGAGAAAACGATTAAGGCCGAGCCAAACAAAGGCGAGATCACCGTTAGCAACCTTGCCGAAGCTACGCGCGCGGAATTGCAGCGCAAGCCGCTAGCCGTACGTTTGGAAGCCGGCTACGATGGCGAGCTAGAGCGCTTGTTTGTAGGCGATGCCCGCTACGTGCAATCTAAGCGCGACGGCGCGAGCTGGCTTACGATGATTCAACTCGGCGATGGGGAGCGCTCCTATCAGTTCGGCCGGGTGAATCGTTCTTTTCGCCGCGGTATCACGGTGGGCGCGGCGATCCGCGAAGTTGCCTCAGCAATGGGTTTGCCCGTCACGGTCAACGCGAACTTGACCGAATTAGACCAGAAACAATTTGTATCCGGCCTCACGCTTTTCGGCCCCGGTCGCCGCGAGTTGACGCGCCTCCTCCAACCCCACGGCCGCGAGTGGTCGATCCAGGATGGCCGCTTGCAAATCCTCACGGCGGAGGAGGCGCGCTTTGATCAGGCCGTCCTAGTTTCCCAGGACACGGGCATGATCGGCTCGCCGGAATTTGGGGTGCCGGAAAAAAAGGGCGGAAAGCCCGCCCTAAGTGTCAAGATGTTATTGTATCCCGGCCTCACCCCTGGCGGGCGGATACAAGTCGTGTCAAATAATATCAACGGGTTGTTTCGTATCGAAAAGGTACGGCACTCGGGCGACACACACGGAGAGGAGTGGTATTCGGAGATCGAGGCAAGAGAACATGGCTAACTCGCCTACATTTTCCGAGACTATTCGGGGTGCCTTGCGCACCCAACTTGCCGAAGTGCATGTCGCACTCCCCGGCCGCGTGGTTTCGTATGACTCGGCGAAGCAAAGCGCCGATGTGCAACCCCTCATCCGCCAGCCCTTCGAGAATGAGGAGGGCGATCGCCAAGTCGATTCGCTCCCCATCGTCACGCATGTTCCCGTGGTTTTCCCTGGCGCCGGGCCGATTAGTATGACGTGGCCCATCCCGGCCGGGACCACGGGCCTCCTCGTATTCTCCGAGGCGAGCCTTGATAAGTGGCTTAACGAGGGCGGGGAAGTCGATCCCCTTGATGATCGACGCCACGCGCTAACCGATGGAGTGTTCATCCCCGGCCTCCGGCCTTTCTCCGATCCAGTTCCGCCCGCGGGTGTGCATGGCACGGCCGTGGTGATTTCCGCGCCGCTTATTCATGCGGCGGGCACGGCCCAGCTTGCACTGAAAAGCGATGTGGACGCCTTGCAATCCTATATTGATGCCCATTTTCATACAGGCGGAACACTCGCTTTAGGTTTGACCGGCCCGCCCACAACCCCAGCCCCCAGTGCGTCCGGGACGCAAAAACTCAAAGGCTCATGATGCACACCTACGATACAACCTATATTTGCCCGGCATGTAATGACTACATTCCGATGGCTGGTTATTCCTTACAACCCGAAGATCCGCCCCTTGAGATAGCGGGCATATGCCCGAATGCAGAGTGTGGGCAAGTTTACCAATTTACCATCGGCGAGGCCGGTGAAATCAGCGTGACGGAGATTTAATATGGCGCTACCAACATTAGACAAAACGTGGCAATTCAACGTTAACCAACTCATCGTAAGCGCGGCCGAAGCAACGTTCAATAAGAACTTGCTTTTCGCGCTTAAAGAGTCACTCAAAAACTTCGCGATGATGCCATGGATTGTGCAATATTCGTGTGATTCGGTCACAGCGGGTACAGTGGGCGATTTAGTAGACCGGTGGGTTACCGCGGCAAATATCGTGGGTGCGGGTACAGCTGTAGGCCGATCCTGGATCGTGCTTAGAAGCCCGAATGGCTGCGAGATTTGTTGGCATTGCTTTGATAATACAACCGGCGTCCCAAATAACATCCGTAATATGGAGATGGTTTATTCCCACGGCGGCTTGTTTACCGGGGGCACGACTACCGCACGGCCGACAGCTACCGATGAATCGGTGCAATTCACTTCGTCATCCGGTTCTTGGCAAGGTGGGTCCACGGTCGCTGATACCCGCTTGCATGTCCTGCACACTACGGATGGGCTTTGCACGCGCATCTTTCTTGCGCGCGCAAGTACCGTTTTCTTCTGGTGGCAGGTTGAACGGCTTAAATCGCACGCGGCCGGCCACACACTGCCGTACACATACCGATTCACATTAGCACCGGATGTATCCACAAGTCGCACAACCCGCGCTTTCCTTAGTGGGCAAACAACAAGTCTTTCGTCACGAATTGGCACCCTGAACATCAACCAACTCGGAATTTTCCCGGGGCGTGATGCCGCGGTTGCGGCCTCGGTACTCGGTGAGACCTATGCCCAAGTAGCGGATGAGGTAGATGGTGATCTCTATTGCTACGAGATTGGCCAGATTACATCTACCATCGGTGCCCGTGGGCCGAAGGGGCTGCTTTTTGATATTTGGGCTGCACAAACCCCGCCCGCACAAACGGGTGACCACTATCCCGCCGATGGCTCGCGCCAATTCGTACACATCGGCCATTTCATGCACCCGTGGAATGGGACCGTGATCCAACTAGCCTAGTCCCGCTATGGCCGATTTTGATATCAATTTTCGCGATGAAATAAACCTCGCCCCGGCTGGGGATGCGTTCCTATTGGAGCATGGTGAATGGGATATTAATTTTCATGATGAGATCAACATGGATACGGCCGGGGATGGTTTCGGTCGGACAAGCCATCGCGATTTTGACATGAACTTCCGCGATGATATCAATCTCAGCAAAGCCGGCTTTGGCTATCACCTAGAGCACGGCGAATTTGATATTAAACTCGTAGTCCTTGGCGGGACTACGGATATCCTTCCGCCCGAGATCTCCAATATCACGCCCGCTCCCGGGACCAATATCGCGAGCACTCAAACGATTGAGTTCGATGTGACCGATGCGGAATTGCGGCTCGTGGCGATAGCCGTCGCGTTCCCCGATGGTACGGTTGATCTTGCCTATGACGGCACTTCACTCCAAGGCCACTATACAAACTCCCCGAATCAGGTAACCGCGATCATGGATGGTTACCACTTCAAGCTAGTGCGGCGCGGCGGATGGATCGGTAACCCAACCATCAAGTACATGGCGTTGGATTGCTTTAACGATGCGGTGTTGGCATGAGTTTCCCTACGTCAAGTTGGGTGCTCGGGCCGGATGGCGCCGATGATCAAGTGGTCGCGATCCAGACCGAAGGCGAGCCCACCGATCCAGTTGATCTCCTCCTCGATGATGATGGGGATCTAATTCTCATATCGGATCTCATGTTCTCCACGGGCTTGAATGCCGTGGCCCAAGGGATCCGCATCCGCATCCAATCGTTCAAAGGCGAGTGGTTCCTTGACCTAGATCATGGTGTGCCATATTACCAAGATCTACTCGGCCAGAAGTTCAACGAAGTGAAGGCCCGTGCCGCATTCCGCACGGCCATACTATCCGCGCCCGGGGTGACCGAACTTACAAGCCTGGAAGTCACTTTCGATCGCGCGAGCCGCGCGCTTAACGTGGCGTGGAAAACCCGAACCGAATTCGGGATCGTGGAAGAGGAACTCGTTTTAGAGGTATAGCCGATGCCTTATGGATTATTCAGTACCGGGTTTGTACCCAAGCCGCTAACAATCGAGCGCGAGGAAATCAACGAAGCCTTGCGCCAGGCTTACGGCCCATCGATTGATACGAGTGACGGTAGCGCGCTTGGGCAATTCGTAGGTATTATCGCCGAGCGGCTCGCGCTTCTTTGGGAGCTAGCCGAAGCCGTCAACACTTCCCAAGATCCCGATGGGGCGACCGGGACCGGGCTCGATGCGCTTTGTGCGCTTACGGGCACGGTGCGCCGCGCCGCGACGGCTTCCACGGTTTCGCTTACCCTTACGGGCACGCCGGGCACTCTGGTCAACTCCGGTAGCCAGGCCAGCGTGGTTATTACCGAGGACTCTTTCCAGACCGTAGCAAACGCCACGATTGTTACGCTTACGGCTTGGGCGCCTACCACGGCTTACGTGATCGGCGATCGCCGCACCAACGTAGGTCGCACCTATATCGTGGCCGTGGCCGGCACTTCGGCCGGTTCTGGCGGGCCGCAAACCACCGACTCCGCGATCGTGGATGGTACCGTGACTTGGCGCTACATGGGCGAAGGCACGGGCGCGGTTGACGTGAATGCCGAAGCCGTGGAAACCGGCCCCACCGTGGCTACCTCGGGATCAATCACTACGATCGAAACCCCGGTTTCTGGCTGGGAAAGCGTAATCAACCTACTTGATGCCGATGTTGGCACCGATGTTGAAACCGATGAAAGCCTAAGGGCTCGCCGCGAGTTAGAGCTGGAAGGCCCCGGAAAAGGCACGATCAATGCGATCCGCGCCGATCTACTTGAGTTGGAAGATGTAATCTCTGTTACAGTATTCCATAACCCCACCGATGTTACCGATGGGGACGGGATGCCCCCGCATTCCGTGGAAGCCGTGGTGCGCGGCACCGTGCAATCGGCCGAGGATGATCAGGCGATCTTCGATCAACTCCTCGATAGCGTGGCTGCGGGCATTCAAACCCACGGCACGGCCGGGCCAGGCTTTCGCAGCGGCACGGCTACCGATAGCCAGAATATCGATCACACGATCGAATTCACGCGACCGGATGAGATCGAGATCTATGTAGACGTTACGCTCGTTAAAGACCCCGACACGTACCCGGCCGATGGTGATGCACAAGTGGAAGCGGCGATCGTGGCGTATGGCGATGCCCAAGCCACGGGTAAAAATGCGGTTTCAAGTTCACTTGTCGCGCAATGCTTCACCGTGCCGGGCGTTTTAGAGGTAACGTCCCTTTTTATAGGGCTAGCTCCGGCCCCGGTTTCTACGGCCACGATCCCGATTTCGCTTCGCGAATTGGCCGTGTATGACACGAGCCGTATCACGGTTTCTACCTCGGATGGGGTGCCATAATGGCGATTACCCAAATCACAAATCATAGCGCCCAAGCGCTTGCGCGGCTGAAAGAGCAATTCAAGGATAAGCCGAAGTACATCGATCTGATTCTCTCATTCACTAATCAGATACAGCCCTTGGAGGATGCGCTTTGGCAACTTCTCACCGAGCGCGCGGTGGATACCGCCATTGGGGTGCAGCTAGATAATCTTGGCACAATCGTTGGTGAGGCCCGCAACGGCGACACGGATGATGACTACCGCCCGCGCATCCGCGCCCGCATTTGGGTTAACCGGGCGAGCGGGCTTACCGAGGAGCTGATACAGGCCGTGCTCCTCCTTGTGACCGATCCCGATGCCGAAGTGGAAGTCGAGAACCAATATCCGGCCGGGGTAGTGGTGCGTTTGAATGGCGTCGCGATCACCGAGACCTTTGCCGATGTAATTTTTTCGTTCCTTCGTGATGCGGCCGCGGCGGGCGTACGGCTCATCTTCGAGCATAGCGTCGATGATGATGCGGAGATGTTCACGTTCGCCCGATTCACGGCGCTAGACGGCGCCCACTTGATCGGAGCTACCACGCTAACCGTTGATTCTACGGCGGGTTATGATGCGGCGGGCTCGTTGATTCTGGCCGAAGGCACGACCACAGAAGAGACGGTAACCTATACCGGCACCACACCTACTACTTTCACCGGAGTATCGGCCCTTACAAACAACCAACCCGACAATAGCTCGGTTACGCAATTCAGCTCCCCGGGCCTCGGATTCAGTGACGATGTGATGACTACGCTCGGCGGGAAGTTCGCCAGCGCAACGGCTTAGGAGGGATAGAGATCATGGCGACGAAACCATCGAGTACACCACGCTGGGCGAATGTCGGCGGGGATATTGTAGAGCCCGCGGGCGGAAAAAAAGATGTGGGATGGGTCGCGGAGGAGAAACCCCCGGCGCAGTATTTCAACTGGCTACTGAACCTAACGTGGCAATGGCTTGAATACCTCAATGACGGGATCTTCGATGGTAACGTCCAATTCCTCGATAACGTCGATATCGATGGAGATCTGAATGTCGATGGCTCGTTCACTATCGGCGGGGCTTTTACCATTCAAGCCATCGGGCTTCTAGAAGACTCCCCGGGAACCGACAAAGTTATATTACAAGCCCCGGCTGTTCTAGCTGCGGATTACACGCTCACATTACCGGCGGCTACTCCGGCATCGAAGGGGAAGTTTGAAGTCTCGGCGAGCGGTGTTATCACTTTCAAAAACACCTATACCCAGCAAATTCGAGTGCGCGAAGGCGGTGAGTATACCGGATCGGGTTGGTCGCATAACGGCATTGGCGGATTAAGCGGCGGTACGGTAACGGACGGAACTGTGTTCATGGTGCCGCTTGACTTAGAAGTCGGTCGACGTATCACAGGGATTCGCTTCATCGGCTACGGCACGAATAACATAAATAATACCCAAATGCGTCTAATCCGCACGGCCCATAATCCAGAAGACGGATTGCCGTTCGAATACATCACAGGTGCAACCGCGTCTATTACGGGGGCCGGGAATGGCTTAGGTAACCAACAAATAGGATCAGCGACTTTCGCAGCGTACACCATTATACAAGATGAATCCGTAATGATTGAATTCACCGCAACAGGTGGCGGAGGTGCTAGCCGAAGTGTTGTCTATATCGAACTTTCCATGGATTACGGCGCATAACCCGATGCCCGATCAAGACAAAGAAAAGCGCGCCAAACTCATACGCCGGGCCGCGTTGCTCGGCGCGTGCTTGGCCGTGCTTTGCCACTTGCTACCGCGTGACTATCAACCCATTTGCCAATCAATTCTCAAAGTCGCAACTTTGACTTGCGGCGGAGGTACCTTATGAAAAATGCATTCCTAGCCCTAATCGTGGCTTTCATCTCGTTCCTTGGAACGGGTGTGGCCTTCGCCGCTACCGAAGATGGTGGCCTCCTCGATCTCGCCCGGCCGTTATTCGATGCCGTCATGAGCGGGAACTACGCTTATGCCGCGGCCTTGGCCCTGGTACTTGGCGTGGCCCTTGCCCGGCGATACGGCTCAAAGCGTTGGCCATGGCTTGGCGGGGATACGGGCGGATCCCTCCTCGTGCTCCTCGGCTCCTTCGGCGGGGCCGTGGCGACGGCCCTGGCGGGCGGGGCGGGCCTTTCCCTGGCGCTTTTCTGGACGGCCTGTAAGGTCGCCGCAGGCGCATCCGGCGGGTACACCCTGATTAAACGTCTTGCAATTCCACTACTTAGACAAGTGATCGGCAAGTTGCCGAAAGTCTTACAGAAACCTTTTGGGCTTATCCTGTGGATGTTCGAGGGCTCGGCCGTCGCTAAGGCCGAAGCGGCCGGGGATGCGGCCGTGGCCGCGAATCCGGCCAATGGGCTTGATGGGCTCGCCGGGACTCCGAAGGATGTGCCGTAGACTACCCTCGGCGCTGGCCGCGGCGCTTACGGCTGCCCTCCTCGCCAATAGCGCCGCGGCCGAGCCACTTCGCATCAAAACTCCGGCGCAGATCATAACACAGGGCGGATCCACAGTGCAAGTACCGCCGGGTCGCTATATCCCGGAGCCGGAGTGGTTACAGCTAGATCTGAAAGTCAAGGATATTCAGACCGAGAATACCCGGCTCAAAGCCGAGAATCAGGTTTTCCGTGAGGAATCAGGGCCGGGCTGGATCACTATAGGCATTCTGGTTAGCGCTTTCGCTGGCGGGATCTACGTCGGTACGAAATTCTAATTGACGCGCGGGCACGCGCGGAGGTACTATGGGCGGGATGAACTGGCAATCCAAGTACAAGAGCCTCGATGCGTTTATTGAGGCCAAAATCGCTACGCGCGTGGAAGCCGCCGCGCGTGATTCTTACAACGTAATCGAAACGGTACAAAAGCTTTTTCCGCGCTCGTGGAAGGGTGTGAAGGGTAAAACGTTTCGCGCGTATGTGCAACGCGCGCGCGAGTTGGGTTATGATATCCCAGATCTCAATACCCTCTACAAGCGCAAGGAAAAGATCGCGCGGCCGCAACTTGATAACCTACGCTTCCCATTCACCCGGCAAGATGAAGTAGAGGAGTCGGCGCGCTTCATCATCACGAGCGCGTTGAATGATGTGCCACTCGATTCCGACTTTTGGAAAACGATCGAGCGCTACGCCAAGGAGAACGATGCGATGATCATCGTAGTGCCGGCGCGGTATCTGAATCCAACGCGCAAAGGCCAGGCTGATCAAGCGGATGATTACCGCTGGCCGAGCGAAGTGATGCCTTACCTAACCGATGATCTCGTGGAGTTGCACGAGCACTTACACCTACGCGCCGATGTGCGCATCCAAGCCACGGCGAGCCGGCCACTCTCTGGCATCCAAGATCTCACCAAAGGCACGAGCGCGATCTTCGGCCACGCGCAACTCGCGATGGAAATGGTCCCGGCGCCGCAAAACTCCATGCCCAAAGTCATGTGGACTACGGGAAGTGTTAGCGAAAGCCGTTACAGCGATACCAAGCTAGGCATCCGCGGCCGGTTTCATCACTCACTTGGCGCGCTCGTGGTCGAATTGAACGGCCCGAAGTTCCACGCCCGCCCGGTGCTTTGGGATGGCGAGGGCTTCTATGATGTGGCGCGCGAATGCCGCTACTACACGCCAAAGAAAACCACGGCGGGCGAAGCGGAAGCGCTCTTGCCGGGGGATGATCATGCCGATTTCGCCGATGAGAAATGCGTAGTGGCTACCTACACCGGGGATGCCTCGATTGCGCGTGTCACCAAAACCAAGAAAGTGATCCGCAACGATGTATTTGACGGCTATAGCATCAGCCATCATCATGAGAAGAACCCGGTTACCAAGATCGCCAAGGCGCGCGGCGGCCGAGACCTTGTGCGGGAAGAGTTGCAGCGCTGCGCCGACTATATTGATCGCACCACGCCGAAGGGCGCGGAGAATATCGTTATCCCGTCCAATCACCACGATCACCTTTTGCAATGGATGAAGCGCGCTAGCCCGCTCACCGATCCGCGCAATGCCGATGCCTATATTGAGTTGTGGGCCGCGCTCGCGCCGACAATCAAACTCGGGGCGGAAGGTACCACTTGCGGCGATCCGCTCGCGCTTTGGCTAGCCCCGCGGCTCAAATCGAAAGCGCGATTCTTGAATCAGAACGAATCGTGCCGGATCGCCGGGATCGAAGTTGGCTACCACGGCCACGAGGGTATCAACGGCGCGCGCGGCTCGCTAGCGCAGTACGCCCGGCTAGGTGTGAAAACCGTAATCGGGCACTCACACACACCCGGTATCACGAAGGGCGCTTACCAAACCGGCACCATGACGGGCCGGCTTGAGTACCAGAGCGGCCCGAGCACACACGCGCAATGCCATGTTTTGATTTATCCGAACGGGAAACGCCAACATATCTTCGTTATCGATGGTGAATGGCGATTGGAGGAGTAGTAAAAATGAGCGGCGCACAGAAGAACGATCAAGAGAAAGTTCGTATGGAACTGATCCCAGGTGATGCGCTTGACGCGCTAGCCAAGGTCCTAACATTCGGGGCGAAGAAATATGCAAGCTGGAATTGGGCCAAAGGCTTTGAATGGTCGCGCCTATATGGCGCGGCGCAACGACACCTTACCGATTGGAATAATGGCGTAGATAAAGATCCTGAGACCGGATATTCACATTTATGGCACGCGCTTTGCTGCATTGTGTTTCTCGTAGTCCACGAGAAGCGCGGGCTCGGTACGGATGATAGGCATCGCTGGCCGGCGCCAGTTGAAGCCGTGTCCAAGCCCGTACCAACTATTACGATCGGAGGAGTCTGCACTACATGCGACGGGCACGGGTTTGTGTGGGCCGATGGGCGCTGCGATACCAAAATCGATTGCGGGATGTGTAACCCATGACATTCTTTGAACGCATCCTACAAGCCCTTGGGTGGCGCGGCGGCTCCGAGAATGATGTAGTTTCGCAAGTGCAGAAACTAGCGGGCACGCCCGCGCCGCTCGCCGATCCGCTCCCGCCCCTCAAAGTAGGCGCGGGCGGATGGCTTGTGGGGGAAGGTGTGAAGTTGATTCAGACTCACCCCTCTTGGTACTATGAGGAGTTGTCAACGGCCGGCAAGGTCCCGCGCGCCATCGTGGCGCACTATACCGCCACCGACCCGGGCACGGCCGAGCGCATGGCGCAGCGCCGCACGCAACCGTGGGCGAACTTCGCCAAGGAGTGGAAGGTGGCACATCCCGATCAGAAAGTGCCACAAAACTCGTGGCACATATCGATCGAGGCCGATGGGCGGATCATTCAAATGGCACCCCTCACGGCGGGTTGCTGGCACGCTGGCGGGCCTACGGCGAAACGGATCCCGGGATTGGGCGCTGCGAACTATGTGGCCGTAGGAATCGAGCTAGTGGGCCACGGCAAGGTGTTCACCCCGGAGCAAGTTGACGCGGCGTGTCGTGTGTGGCGCGCTATTTGCAAGGCTTACCCAATCGATCGGCGTGATGCCATGTGGCAACATTCCACACTTGACCCCACGCGCCGAGCCGATCCAGGGCCGGTATGGATGGAAAACTATGCAACGAAGGTACTCGATTACTCCTTCGCGCCGTAGTCGCCCGCCGCGAGCCCATCGCGCACGTACTAGCCCACCGTTACCGGTCCCCGCGCTTGATGATCCAATCTGGCGAATAGGCTTCGCCAAAGTGGAACTGATAGCGCACTACATGGTAGACAACCTTCCGTTTATTTCCTAGCTTATGTCACTAGAACTATTCAAAATCCTAGAATCCCAAACCTGTAAATTTTGGACGGCCATTCACGCCGGGCTAGATGCGAAGCGCTTGGCGCGGCTTGCGGCGATGCTTGAAGTCTCGCCCGAGGAGTTACTCAACGCCGCGCCCCCGCTCGATCGCATCGAAAGTTGTGTTACACGATTCGGGGATATCTTCGCCCCGCGCGCGACTACCAAGATCCACGATAGGTGGTGCGCGCTTATGATCACCCGGGATCGTTTGTTTCAGATGCACGCGGGACTCATTGCCGGGACCGTGCATCGCTACCACTACACCGGAAGCCTAGAATCCGAGGATCTTTGGCAAGAGGGTGCGCTCGGCTTGATGAAGGCGATTTGCCGCTTTGATTGGCGCAAGGGGTTTCAGTTCTCCACGTATGCCACACACTGGATCCGACACTCGGTAGGCCGGGCCGTGGCAAACAAGCGGGACACGATCAGGTTGCCGATCTACGCCCAAGAGAAAAAGCTTCCGCACCCGCGCATCGTGGAAGAATCGGCCGGAGCATCAGTGGCCGACCCTACCGCGAGCGCGCTTAGCCAGCTCATGACGCAAGAGGCCGGCTCGGCTTTGCACGACTACCTAGATCGGTTGGAGCCGATGCAACGCGATATTATCGAGCGGCGCTTCGGCTTCAAAGGCGAGCCACAAAAGCTAGCGGAGATCGGGAAGATTTACAATCTCTCGCGCGAGCGCATCCGCCAGATTGAGCAAGCCGCGCTTGATGAGTTGCGCGGCATGGTCAAGGCTTAGCCCCATTGCTCGGCCATGGCGCGCGCAATGCCTTCATAAGTACGAGATCGCTCGCGCGCACGATTGGGCCCTGGCGCCATTCGGTGAATCCGACTCTCTCTCTCTCCCACAATTTGTGTTGGGCGGAGTGGTGCTAGGCCCTTCAACCATAGGCAAGTGGCTTTAGTTTCGCCGTGCCCATATTGCCAAGGTTGAATGATTTGATCTGGCTTCCGAATGCGAGATGAGATAATCGAGATCGGATTCTCGATCGCTATGCGCGGGATGGCCGCTTCCATGAGCACGCGCACAAACTCCAAAGCGGCGGCTTGTTCGGGCAACTTCTCATGAAACCATCGGGCGCCACTCACTGCTAGGTGTGTGCACGGCGGATGGGCGATCATCAAATCCCAACCCCAATCAAGTATGTTTCGCACATCGCCGCGGAAATGTTGCCAGGAGCCATCCTCGGCCGATTCTAGATCGCATGAGTAGGCGGCGTGCCCGCGTTCGCGGAAAGCCCGGCGAACGACGCCCGAAAACTCGCAAGCGATTAGCACATTCACTTGCTCGCCCCCGGGAAAACCCGCTTCGGCGACAAGCGCCCCAAGTGGAAAAGCCCCAAACCGATTGCGTCGATCGCGTCGTGTTCCCCCTTGGGCCATAGCGATAGCTCGGCCGTTTTCAGGCGCGACTTGATGCGCACGGCACGGGGGGAGTTCTCGGCAAGCGCTTTCGTGCGCGTGGCCTTGGGTAGCTGGCCCGCCCATTCCTTCGGCGTGTACGATTTCACCACACCGCAACGAAGGAGGCCGGCCACACCTAGACCGATCGCGGCAAGCGCGGGGAGATCGTTGGGATCGCCCTTCCCTTTCCCGGCGCGGTAGATTTGAGGCCACTCATATACGAACTCAGGATCTTGAAGTGTCGATACGAATGGGTAGCCTTGATACCAGCGCTCCAAGCGATCGCAAATTTTATGGCTCATGAAATATGCGGCATCCGCGCGATCGCCCCCGCGCACATTCACCTTGATAGTTTCGGCGAAGATCAGTTTCCCGTCAAAAAAGGCCGCGACCCCGCTGGAATTAACCGATGGATCGAGCGCGATGAGTAGGCTCATGGATGAATAATCCTTCCGAGATCCCGGAATGCATTTTCAAAGCGCGAATCCCAATCACAGGAGCCCCAATACGCTAGAGCGCTCGGGAAAGGCGCCGCATTTGTGTGGCCGCTAAACTTCAATCGCCCGCGTACAAAACATACAGCAGTTGCATTCCAGACGTGCTGAAACCACGCGGTATCAACACGTGCTGGCAGTAAAGCAATTATCCGGGCGCTCTTATCTAGCTGGCCGCTGCGATAGCACTTTTCAACCCACGGCCCGATCCCGCGCCCATATGGCGGGTTGACGTAAACCAGAGTGCCCGACTCCACGATCCACGGTTGCGCCAGCCCGTTATCGGCCGCGGTGTAGCTCCGGGCCGCGCGGACCGAATCGCGGCCGCTAGAGCACGGGTCAAGCCCGATCGGTGCGACCATGCGCACGCGCTCTAGTACCGCTTCGGGCGTGTACCATTCGGGCGATGCGCTTGAGTAGTGGATGTTCATCGCTCCCACACTGATAGTATCCCGGGATGCACGCGCCGCATCAAAGCGGACATGCGGCTCGCATCGCGAATGCTATGGCATGTGATAAAGTCAACCCATTCGTAACTATGGTTCCGGTTGATCAGTACCTGGATTGTGATCATTTTCTCGGGCTTGTTAGGTTTCTTCCGCATGCCACACACCAAACCTTCCGATCCATCGTATACCGGGATTCATGAGTGCATATCTTCAAGGTTTTCTCCGGCCGCACATACTCCGGCACGGCGCCATCGCAACCGTGCAAGCACCGAACGAAGTTCCCGATCATGACTTCGCCCGGGTGCCCGCACGGTGCTTTGGTGACCTTACCGATCATGAGGGCTTGAGTATGCGATTTAACTCTTCAATTTGCTGATAGATGTGGATCTGAAATTCCTTCATCGAAGCAAGGTTTTCGCGGGTTTGGGCCATGTTCCAGGCTTCCCCGCCGCGAAAGAGTTCGGTCATGCGGGCGGAAAGCATGGCCAGGCGATCATCAAACGCAACCATCGCCTTAGTTAGCTTTTTAATATCCGCTTGTAAATCCACGATCGTTTTGTGTTTCGCTAGCATTGATGACTCCTTATTTAGAAGGCTCGTCCAAAAACTTCGATGGCATTGAAACTTTCACCAAGTGCTTGTTTGAATGTGATTTGGCTTTTGTCTGGTTTCGCTATTTCGATTTGCCTTCCGGCATAGAAATAGCGATACTTGTCAATAGCGAATTCTTCATTGAAGATAAACTGCTTGCCATATTCGGAGATACGTCGCGCGCCATCTTCTCTAATTTCGACCAAACCCCATGCGGGTAAATAGTATGTCCGACCAGCGCCGCCAGATCCGGGGGCTATAAATTTGGCATGTTTTATAAATAACGCTCCATGGGCCATGTAAGAATCTGGTCGCAAAAGATCCATTTCCAAATACGCATACAGCATTCTTGCAAGCTGTCCATCAAAAGCATACTTATAAGCCTTGGCATTAAGAAAACAACAAGGGCATTCGGCGCCGGTATCTCGGGCCCGTTCTGCAATCCAGGCTCTAGCTTGTGCTAGAGTGTAGGTATTCGGATCAATGCCGGTTAGGAATTTACTTTTGGTCGCCATGGTATCAACCTCCCCTTTTCGTTTCGTACGCATTCGGCGCCTTTGTACCAGCGCTCCATGATGCACGGTTCCGCTGTCAACTTTACATCGGGTAGATACTCTTCTGCAACATCTTCCATAATCGCGGTAATCCGATCGGCGGCTTCGGGTGCGCACTCGACAGGCGCCTCACCAAACATCTCATCATGTGCGAATAGTACTACACGCGATCCCCATAAGGGCGAACGCCGGTCCGTCATGGATTCCTTCATGATCCTGCAAAGCGCCGTCTTGCCGATATCCGCGAGTAAGCCCTGGAAGTAACCATTAGCCGCCGCGCAAAACTCCAAGCCGCCGCGGATGCGCTTGGATACGTGCTGCACTACCTCGCCCTTGGTATCCACTTCATTAGCTACAAATTCGAAGTACGGCCGGTTTTCGGGCCATTGAGCGAACCACTTGGCGCGGAGATCCTCGGCGCACTCGATGCACTTCTTACATGTAGGCGGGATGGGGCGCTTTTTCCACTCGGTGACTTTCTCCACGCCGCACTCGGTGGCGCCCGCGATGAGCACGCAGAATCGGAGGCCCTTGTATTTCCGCCCATCGGGTGTGACGGTATCCGGGCCTTGCTTGCGTTGCTGTAACACTAGCTTCGGGGCGCCCATACCCCCGGGAAAGCCGAAGTTTCCGGGCTTGGCGGCTTGCCGGCAATCCTTCAGAAACTTGTTTGCTTTCTGATTCGCGAGCATATCCTCATAAGATACGCCCGCCATCTTGGCGCCGAGCGCGTCGTGTACTTTCATGCCGGAGTTGATAGCTTCGGCGAGCTTTGACCAGCCCACGATCCACAAGCACGATTGCGCGTGGGTCGATAGTTCGCCGGAGGAGTAGTCAACGGAAAAGAAATTGTAGCCCGGCCTGGGAACGATACACTCGCGCACTCCGCCTTGGCGCGGCAAGAGCTGAATCACGCCCGAGTAGCTCGTGCGGCCGGTTTCGAGGAGCACATTGGGGCGAAGATTGATCGGCCCCTTCGCGCCTTCGCGAAGAAAGGGAACGTAGGTATCTAGGATCTTCGAGTCCTCGCCAAACTCGGCAAAATCCATGAGGAGATCATCGCCCGACTCCGCGAGCGCATCGCGGCTCGTTTGCACCCCGCCCGTTTCCGTGCGCGGGATCGACGGGCAATCATCAAGCTTAATACCAGTACCGGAGCACGGCTTGCATCCGATGAGTTTCTTTCCCTTGCCTTTGACTTGGCCCGTGGCGCCACACTCCGGGCACTCCGCGGCGAAAGCCCCGCCATAAGCCAGCGCCACGCGCTTCTTTATCACGGCGGTATCTTTGGACTCATTCTCGCGCATGAGGCCCGCGGCGATGAAGGGGTGAAGGCCCTCGGCTCGGCCGGCTAGCGACTTTTGCTCAAGCGCATCCACGGCGAGTTGATCGGTCGTGATACCCCACGCCGCGCCTAAGTGCATCGCGAAGGCCGCATAGCATTGGTTCGAGAGATCGTGGAGATTGCGGTTGCGCGCCACTTGCGCGCCAGCAACTTCCAGAGTATTTACGGCATCATCGATCGGATACTGGCGCGCATTCTCCGGCCATTGATCGATCGGGATGTTCTCAAGTTCGGCATAGCGAAGCCGCCACTCATCGTTTTGCTTGGCATCGGTGCGACCGAGCACCAAATACACGCACACCGCTAGCGAGTAACGAGCGGGCTTACCGGTCACGGGGTCGCGAAGTGGACCGCCAGTACGCGGATCGCGCCCAAGAGTACCCTCCGCAATCGCGTGTAACATTTCCGCAATCTGAATATCATAGACTCGGCCCTCCGCATAGGCGTTGAAGATGAGCGGCATCGCGTCTACATCCCGGCGAGCCAACTCCACGGCGCAAACTAACATATCGTAAGCGATATTCGCGCCGATTATGGTCGCGTTGGGCGCTTTCAAGATGCGTAGGAAAACTTCGAGCGCACCATTTTTATCGAGGAGGCCGCGATCCTTTTGGTTGGCTACCGAGCCGCATACTAGCGGCGGGGCGAGGAGTCCGGGCTGCACAAGGTGCGTCTCACAGTCGAAAGCCACGCCCGAGGCCGCTAGATTTTGTATTCGATGGATGTTCATACCGTCCTATGCCGAAGGAAGCAACTACAATCTCGCCCATAACGATGATAATACCAAGCGGTAAACGTGTTGCCGCGCGCGCGAATGGCCCGTGCCAGGATTCGGAGGTATGCAATATCGAGCGGCTTCATACGGGCATCTTGAAAAGCCGTTCGGATTCCTTCGCCCGCCGCACGTTTTCGAAATACTCTTCGTGTTGGATGTGCTTACCTTTCACAAGGAAGCCCCAATCTTGTTTGCGCGGGCCACATAGAAACAGCGTCCATACTTCGC